CTATAAAGAAAACTATCCAGAAACACCTATTCTGCCTGGCGATATTAAAGAATTGACTGGGCAACATTTCTTGGATGCAGCTGGAGTAAAAGTCGGGGAGATAGATGTTCTGGATGGTTCACCACCATGTTCTGCATTTTCTGTTGCAGGGAAACTATCCCACAACAGCATCGAAACAGAATATCTTGATTTTGATGGTAATGTAATGACACGCAAAGAAAGTGGTAAGCATTCTGATGGCTGGGGGCAGACTAAAAAATATTCAGATGGAAAGATTGTAGAAAATATTGAAGACCTATTCTTTGATTTTTTGCGTATTGCAGATGATATTCGTCCTAAAGTAATTATTGCAGAAAATGTAAAAGGATTAACTGTTGGCGAGGCAAAGAATTATCTTAATCAGATTTTAAACAAATTTGAAGAGATTGGTTATAATGTTTCATATCAAGTATTAGATAGTAGATATTTTGGAGTATCGCAGACTCGAACCAGATGTATATTTGTTGGAGTAAGACAAGATATTGCGGATCAAGTCGGCTTAAATTTTATGACAATTCAAACTGTTTTTCCCCAACCTAGTTTAACAACTATTCCTTTGAAAGATGTACTGATAGATTTGGAGTATGACGAAGATGAAGTTTCATATCTAACAGAAAAGTTTTCTAATACTGCATATTGGAAACAAACTGGTAGTATTATGCCCATCGATCCCGAAAAAGTTCTGACTGGAGGCGACTATCATCCGAAAGGACATCACTTCAATCTCAAAAGGGTATCACAATATGCTCCAGCACCGACCTTAACCGCTATGGGGAGTGCCGATACTACCGCTGGTGCATTCCATTGGGCAGAACCTAGAAAGTTGACCCTCGGCGAATTAAAGCGTATTATGTCACTTCCAGATGACTTTAAACTCACTGGAAAATGGAATCAAAAAGCAGAACGGATTGGACGCATGGTTCCCCCAATAATGATGAAACACATTGCAGAATCTGTATATAATAATGTATTGAAAGGATTGAATAATGGCTGATTTTACATTCGCACATCGTGAAGAAGGTTTTGATGAACATATTGATAAAAGTATCAGAGGATATGGAGATTTGCTTGATGATGTAATTTCTATGTCTAGATATTTTGTAGAAGATAACACCAATGTATATGATATTGGTTGTTCAACTGGTAAGTTGACTCAACGCATGTTAGAGGCAAATCAGGATTTTTGCTGGGCAGCCAATTATATTGGAGTTGAGGTTGCAGATGGATTTGCTGAGGATATGCAAAAAAGACATGCCCATATTAATAGCGAATATCCTTGGGCTGCTGTAGACTTTCGACACATGGATGTTAGGGATACCGAATTCGCAAATGCCTCATTAATCACATCTATATTTACTCTACAGTTTATGTCTAAAATTGATCGAAGATATACTATTCAAAGAATTCATAGTGGCCTAAATGAGGGTGGCGCTTTTATTTTTGCAGAAAAAACTGTATGTCAGAATGCAAACTTTCAAGATATGCTCACTTTTAACTTTTATGACTATAAGAGAAAAACATTCTCTACTGATGATATTATGGATAAAGAGAGAACTCTTAGAAGTATGTTGAAACCAAACACTTGGAATGAAATTGCTGATATGATGTTTGAGGCAGGGTTTGAAGAGGTACAGCCATTCTGGCAGAATCATATGTTTATTGGCGCAATTGCTATAAAAAAATAGAAAAGCCCTTGACAAACCCGATTCTTTACTGTAGCATGTAAGTATAAATGATGATGATTCCTTATAAGGAAATATGTGAATGACTAACGTACTATATACAAAGAATTCTAAAAGTCTTCTTGCCAAAATGATGGCCGAAGAAGACATTACAATCCAACATAAAAATATCGATACTGCGTATTTTGATATCAAGAACCGTATATTGGCGGTTCCTATCTGGAAAGATATGTCTGATGACCTTTATGACCTTTTCATGGGTCATGAAGTCGGACATGCACTATATACTCCATCTGATACGGATGTTTTGCAGGAGGCATGTTCTCGTTCTTCTAAAGATTTTATCAACGTGGTCGAAGATGCGCGTATTGAACGTGATGTGAAAAATAAATTTCCTGGCTTGCGTGGCCCTTTCTTTCGCGCATATCAAGAACTGATGAACAAAAACTTCTTTGGTATTCAAGGAAAAGAATTGTCCGGCCTTGCATTTATTGATCGTATCAATGTTTTCTTTAAATCTTCTATGACAGATTTTGAAATGAAAAAAATCTTTTCAGATGAAGAAATTGTTCTTGTCAATAAAGTTGCTTCTACAAAAACATTTGCAGAAGTTGCTGATGTTTCAGAAGAAATTTTCAACTTTTTGAAAATGAAAAAAGAACAAAATCAGCAAAATCCAGAAGAAAATCAAACCGATGGTTCTGGTAATTCTAAATCAGATGGTTCTGGTGAAAACGAAGAAACTGACCAGACTGGAGATGAAAGTTCTCAAAGTCAATCAGACGAATCTTCTGATGAAACTGATGATACATCTTCTGATTCTAGTGATACTGGTTCTGATGAAACTGATGAGTCTGGAAATTCTGATGCATCTGGAAATGGTGAAGAAGAAACTCAAGAAAAAGACAATGGTTCTGGTGGCCCTACCGATTCAAAAGGTGCTGGTTTATCTGATGGTACTGAGACACAGGCACCTGTAGATGAATTTTCTTCTGAAACTGATAGTAGTATGTCTCAGAATATGAGTAGTATGGTAGATCATAATGCAAATGATATTAATTATTTGAGTATTCCCGATATCGATTTGAAAGATTATGTTATCGACATTGACCGTATTACTCGTTCAATCGAAACAATTAAATCTTCTGGTTTTGACGATAAACATAATATGTATAAACAGTTGCTGTCAGATCATAACAATACAATTGGATATCTTGTAAAAGAATTCGAAATGAAAAAGTCTGCTCAAGAATATGCTCAGAGTTATGAGACAAAATCTGGAAATTTAAACACTAGTAAAATCTGGAGCTATAAATTAAATGATGATATCTTCAAGCGCAAATCTGTTTCGCCTGAAGGTAAAAATCATGGTATGGTTATGATGGTAGATTGGTCTGGTTCTATGCATGGAATGATCTACAAAACAGTAGTACAGACTATTGTTTTGGCAACATTTTGTCAGCGTGTAGGAATTCCTTTTGATGTTTATAATTTCTCCGATCAGAATACCTCTCTAGATTCTCGTTTTGGCGAAAAGCGTTTGTATGCAGAACGTGATAATCCATCTCTTGCTGGAAAAGCATTTATTAGTTCTGGTGTGCGTTTGCATCATATGTTAACTAGTAATATGAAAAAATCAGAATTCCAAAAAGCATGCAACAATTATTTGTTTATTGCTTGGATGATGGAGAATGCTTGGGGTTATTGCCGCACCAGTGCTACTAATGATGTTGATTTAACTTTAGGTGGAACTCCACTAAATCATAGCTTAATAATTCTTGATAAAGTAATTGATGTATTCAAGAAAAAACACAATGTTGAAAAAATGAATTTCATTGTTTTGACAGATGGTAGTGCTGGAGACTCGCTTGATTATTGGGGCGAAGGTGGTAGTTCAAACTACAATCGCAGCGTTGGTTCTGGATGGAGTAGTCGCCGCGAAAGCTTGAGTGTTATTAAGCATGAGCGTTCAAAGAAAACTTTTGTTCTAAAAACTGGTAGGCGCGATCAAGATAAAACTACTCAGAATGCAACTGAATTTCTTGTGACAATGATGAAAGAAATTCATGATGCAAAATCTGTAGGTTTTTTCATTGCAGATCGAAACTATGAACTAAATCATGCAATTCGGGATTATGTGTTCCGCGATAAAGATGGTTGGATTGCGAGTAGTGATGTTTCTAAACAGCGTTCAATCGCTCGTAAACAAGGATATCTATCGGCACCTGATTGTGGATATGATGATTACTATGTAGTTGATATGCGTACTCAGAATGAACAAGATGAATTGGATATCGATACTGATATGACAAAGGCAAAAATTGCAAAACAGTTTTCTAAGTTTCAATCAAAGAAAAAAACAAGTCGCCAATTGCTAAATAAATTTGTCGATATCGTAAAATAATTGGCTAGGGCCATTGACAAGTGGCCCTCCATCTGGTAGTATGTAATAGTAATGATGATTCGTGAAACTTCCTAATAGGAGAATATATAATGTGGAATAAAGTGAAAAAAGTTGAGTTTCTTAATAAACTCATTCAAGAAAATGGTTCTGTTCTTTCAAAACAGTTAATCAAAAAATTGGCAACAGAATTTGGTGAGTCTAGTCCACAGTGGATGTGGAAACCAGAATTCCGCTCAGGACATGGTTCTTATGACCTGTCTGCCAGTCTGATGAAACTTTCTGGTAACAATGTAGTGCAAATAAAACCTGTTCAACAGGAACAGACATTTGTAGCTCCTGCATTGCCTGAGCGTCATACCAATCAATCTCTGGTGCCTGAAAAAGATCCAAATTTTGTCAAGTTTGGTTTCTATAACGACTTGCGTAAAATCTTAACATCTAAAATGTTTTACCCTGTCTTTATTACTGGTTTGTCTGGTAATGGAAAAACCTATGGTTCTCAGCAGTTATGTGCTCACTTGAAACGTGAATGCATTACAGTTCCTATCACTATTGAAACAGATGAGTCTGACCTTTTAGGTGATAAAACTCTGATTGATGGAAACGTTGTGTTTTCTCAGGGCCCTGTAGTTGACGCGATGGAACGCGGCGCAGTTCTTATTCTTGATGAAGTTGACCTTGCATCAAATAAAATTATGTGCTTGCAATCTATTATTGACGGTAAAGGTGTTTACCTAAAGAAAGATAATCGTTTTGTGAAACCTGCCCCTGGCTTTACAGTGATTGCAACTGCAAACACAAAAGGTAAAGGTTCTGATGATGGACGGTTTATCGGTACAAACGTAATGAACGAGGCGTTTCTTGAGCGTTTCAAAATTACTTTTGAACAGGAATATCCTAGTCAGTCTGTCGAGAAAAAAATTCTCAACAATCACCTCACATCTCTTTTGAATGTGGAAAAACTTTCTCAATCAGATCAACAAAATGTTGAGGCACTTACCATGTGGGCTGGTGCAATTCGGAAAACATTTGAAGAGGGTGGAATTGATGAAATCATTTCAACTCGTCGTTTGGTTCATATTGTAGAAACATATTCTATCTTTGAAGATGTGATGAAATCTATCGAATTGTGTACCAATCGTTTTGATGATGATACTAAGGCATCATTTGTTGACCTGTTTTCAAAAATTACAGGACAAGAAAAAGAAACAGTTTCAGAAGAAACTGATTCAGAAGAAATCCCATTTTAAGGAGTGTTAATGACTAACTACAAATTTAATGAAGATATATTGCTCGAAGAAATTCGGGCATATATTGACAAAACATATGAAGGACATTATTCTGAAAATACTTTCCAGTCTACAGAAGTAATCATGGCCCGAGGGCATGGTGAAGGATTCTGTATGGGAAATATTGACAAATATTCCAATCGATATGGAAAAAAAGGCGAAACGCCAGAAGATTACAGAAAAGACTTGATGAAAATCATTCATTATGGTATACTGGCTTTATATAATCATGATAAAACATATGGAGAAAATTATGAGCATTAATTTGAAGCATTCCGACAATTTGGATCGAGACTATAAAAAGTTAAGTTCCCCTAGAAAATCTTATGTTAAGGATCGGGCCAAGAACAATGGCCAAACAATATCACAATATTTAAATGAAAAGTATGGAGTAATTGAAAATGAAGTTGAGTGAACAAACCCAAAATATTCTAAAAAACTATTCGACTATTAATCAGTCAATATATTTGCGTAAAGGTAGTAGACTTTCTACTATCTCTGTTATGCGTAACATCTTGGCTGCCACAGATGTATCAGAAACATTTCCAGTAGATTTTTGTATCTATGATCTAGGTAAGTTTCTAAACTTATTAAAGATATATCCAGAACTAGACTTTCAAGAAAAATATGTCATGATGTCTAATGGGGCAAAGACATATAAATTTATGGCAGCGGAACCATCTATCATTGTATTTGTAGAAAATACATTTGCATTAGAAGGTAGTGATAATAATCCAGAAGGATCGAAACCTTCGCCGGATTGGGATATCAATGTAAAGCTTCCAAATTCTACACTGCATACTATCAATCAAGTGGCATCCATTTCTGGACTTCCTGATTATTCATTGTCAACAAAAGACGATGGAGTTGTTTATTTCTGTGCATTGGATAAAAAAGACGATACATCCAATGTTGCTGAAGAACCAGTTGGTGAATCGAATGCAACATTTAATATGTACTTCCGCTCAGAAAACCTAAAGTTAATCGAAGGTGACTATGATGTAGGGATTTCTAAAAATAAAATCTCAACTTTCCGACATCAGAAGTTGCCAATTCAATATTGGATTACACTTGAACAAGACTCGACTTATGGGGAGTAAGTATGGACAATTTTTTATGGGTGGAAAAGTATCGCCCGAATGATATTGATAATTGTATCCTAACTGAAGACCTAAAGGCGACCTTCAAAGAGTTTGTGGAAACTGGTAGTCTTCCTAACTTATTATTGGCAGGCGGCCCAGGCGTTGGTAAAACAACCCTGGCCCGTGCCTTATGTAATGAGATGAAAATGGATTACATATTAATCAATGGTTCCGAAGACAGCGGTATTGATGTACTGCGTAATAAGATTAGAAATTACGCATCTACTGTGAGTTTTGACACTGGTAATAGTAATGAGTTTGGAAAGGTTATTATTCTAGATGAGGCAGATTATCTAAACCCTCAATCGACACAACCAGCTCTTCGCGGTTTTATTGAAGAGTTTTCTGGTAATTGTCGTTTTATTCTTACTTGTAATTTCAAAAATCGTATAATTGAACCATTACATAGTCGGTGTTCCATTGTAGAGTTTAAGATTAAAAAGTCTGATAAACCAAAACTCGCTGCATCTTTTTACAAAAGAGTTGTATCTATTCTTGGCAAAGAGAATATTAAGTATAAAGATAAAGTAGTTCAGCAAATGGTTATGAAACATTTTCCCGATTGGCGGAGAGTGTTAAATGAACTACAAAGATATTCTGTTGGGGGTGAAATCGATGAAGGATTGCTCACTGATGTAGGTGAGGTGAATGTCAATAAACTTGTGAAGGCAATGAAAGATAAGAACTTCACAGACTTGCGTGGCTGGGTTGCCCAAAACTTAGATAACGATCCTAATACTCTATATAGAAATATCTATGATGGTTTATATGAACATGCAGAGGCATCTTCTATTCCACAAGCTGTTGTGACTATTGCTGATTATTCTTACAAATCTGCATTTGTTGCAGATCAGGAGATCAATCTTGTTGCTTGTCTTACTGAATTGATGATGGAATGTGACTGGAAATGAATAGTCCAAATACATCATTCAATTTAAATGTTCGGGATATAGAAATTATCGAACAGGCACTTAGAGCGAAAGCAGGGCGTAGAGGCCTTGCTATTGCTCAGGGAGATACAAGCGAAAAATTTAGAGAAGAGATGCACGAAATTCAAGAATTATTGGGAAGAATTCATGAACAGAAAACATGGTATCGGCCCAAAAAAGATGTATATGTGAGTGGATAATGAGTTACGATTTATTTAAAGATTATGTTCCGGCAATTTCTCATACTAAAAAGAGATTGATGGATACTGAAGATGAACATTGGGAAAAAGCATATCAGGCTTTTCTTATTAATAAGAACTTTTCTAATTTTCATGACACGATCTTATATGCAAATGAAATGAACATACATCATACCGCTGATAAAAAGTTGCAATTTGATTATTTACTAAATAGTGTGCGTCCAAGAAAAAGATTTTCACCTTGGCACAAAAAAACTATTCATAATGATTTCGAATATGTGAAAGAATATTATGGATATAATAATAAAAAAACAGAGGAAGCTCTTAAAATATTGTCGAAAGAACAAATAGGCATAATTAAGAGTAAACTGAACAAAGGCGGATAATTATGTCACTATTAGAATCGTTAGTCGAAGTATCATTGGATGATCAAGAAGACTTTTTAAAAATTAGAGAAACACTCACTAGAATTGGAGTTGCCTCTAAAAAAGACAGGAAATTATATCAATCCTGTCACATTCTCCACAAGCAGGGTAAATACTACATCGTTCACTTTAAGGAACTATTTAAACTTGATGGAAAGTCTTCTGATTTTTCTGAGAACGATAGAGCTAGAAGAAATACAATTGTAAACTTACTCAAGGAGTGGGGATTAATTGATATAGTAAAAGAAGATGTGTATGAAGATGCACCGATTTCTCAGATTAAAATTATCTCACATAAAGAGAAAAATGAATGGGAATTAGTACCTAAATATAATATAGGTAGAAAAAGATAATACAGAGGATATATTATGGCAAAGTGGGCAGAAATACCAGTATCACAAAAATCAACATCATTAAAATGTTATAAATTATTTGCGGAAGCACATCTTCCAGTTATGGGGTCAGAATGGGCAGCCTGTTTTGATCTCAGAGCATCATTACTTGGTAATGAACCAATAAAATATTATGACGAATGGAATATAAAGAAAACTGTGACTGTTGAAGATGGAAATATCATACTCTATAGTGGACAAAGAATGTTAGTGCCTACTGGGCTAATATTTAATTTACCAGAAGATATGTCAATGAGAATACATCCACGTTCTGGATTGTCTTTAAAAAATGGAATTGTGATTGCTAATTGTGAAGGTGTTGTTGATTCTGATTACGTTGAGCAAACATATGTAATGTTGCATAACGTATCAATGAAAACTTTTCTTATTGAAGATGGAATGAGGATCGCCCAAGCAGAACTTGTATATAATGATCCAGTCAGAGTAGAAGAAATTTTCGATAGACCAGAGCAAAAAACTTCAAGAAAAGGCGGCTTTGGTTCGACAGGACTGTAATTTTTATTATATATAGTATTAGGATCGCCGATTCCTTCGCGCAATTGCGGTAAAAT